TGACGAACGTAATGTTCTATTCCGCGCTGCGAAGAAGGTCGATGATGAATTGTCGGTTGTCTCATACAGGGTCACATCTCCCCTTTCATTATTGTCGACAAGGCAGCATGTTTGCACCCAACTAGTTGAGTGTACGGCTGTCAAATTGGAAGGGTTGGATGTCCAATCAGCCGCCAGCATTTCACAATCAATGGCTGCACGCATTGGGTCACTCGATATCCATTATGAGCTCCACTCAGATGTGGTCTCAGGATCATCACACTTGGCCCTGCAGTTGGCCACAATGCGACAAACCAAACACCATGACACCGGGAGGCCAAGTTTGTTGGCACCAGCCTGGTCTCAGGTTGTCGCCTTCACCCTGGGGCTTGGCGGAGTCATGGCACTCTGCCATTACCCAAAAGTGGCCAAATGGGGATTAGCCAATATTCGGCTGTTCCCAATCATTAGGGACTCAGCCAGGCCAGAGCTCCGTGACATTGAAACTGTCATATTAGGACCTGTGATCGAAGAACTGGTGAAGTCGCTCTGTCCTGGAGGCAGGATCGTTGGTGGCCCACTGCTGGGGTGGTGTGAGTTTTTGTTGCGGGTGTACCGGACCCGGAACATAGCTCCTTATGTGCCCGCACTTGTGTTTCACCATCTCACAGGCCTCATGGGATTTTTCCCCTCATTATGGCTTCACAGCGTTTTCAATTACCTGGTGACTGTCGCAAACAACTCTGTCCCCGCCCCTGCTTGTTTTGGCGTGGGTCGCATGATCAGAGTGGTTATTGCGATGGTTGTGTCTCTGTGGCGTAGATCACGAGCCAGCAAACCTGTGACAGGAAAAGGAGTCCTCTATGGGTTCGGATACCGTCTTTCTGATGGCATCAAGATCCCCCACAAGCCAGCTACTGCTGTGATTGTCAAGAAGAACCGTGGATTCTATGAATCAGCTCACAGAGTTCCGATGCAGATCTCCATCGGACCCGCCATAGTGGGGGTCGCGTGCCCCATGCCTGACCGTAATGATGGCCCTACAGCGCTCCAGGGTTGTCTTAGTCGGTTTTGTTCTGATCCGCCATTGGCTGACCGGAAGTTCCTTTCATGTCTCAAGTCATATTGTGAAAGGGAGGTCAAGACTATGTTTGAGCCACTACCACCAGGCCTTGACATGTCCGTTGCGACTTGGCTTGCAAATACCGACTATTCTCTGCAACGCCGTGTGGAGCTGCAGAAGACATGGGACGCCAACAACGGTATCCTTTCGGAATCCGACAAGGTCGTCAAAGGTCACATCAAGGATGAGACCTACATGGATTATAAGCATGCCCGTGGCATAAACTCTCGTGAGGACATGTTTAAGTGTGCCGTTGGTCCATGTTTCAAGCACATCGAATCCGTTGTCTACAGGCATCCTGCCTTCATCAAGCATGTCCCCACTAAGGACCGACCGTCTTACATTCAGAGCATGCTGGGGCATTTCCCAGGCCCATTTTATGAGACTGACTACACTGCTTTTGAGAGACATTTTCTCCCTGAGGTCATGGATGCCCTCGAATTTGTGCTTTACAGGCACATGCTCCAGAACTATCCTGAGAAATGTGACCTAATAGTGGACACCATGGCTTCTTTGAACCATTGCGTCTACAAGAGGTTCACCATTACAGTCCTTGCGAGACGTATGTCTGGGGAAATGTGTACGTCACTCGGAAACGGGTTTTCAAACCTGATGTTGGCGAAGTTTGTTGCCCGCCAACAAGGCACGGATCTCATTGGTGTGGTGGAGGGTGATGATGGCCTATTTTATACCAAAGCCAAGCTTAGTGAGGATCTCTTCGCCAAGCTAGGATTCACCATCAAGATTCTCAGCCACAACGACCTGTTGAGGACATCCTTCTGTGGTATGATGATGAGTGATGATCTCATCACATTTGCAAATCCCTGGAAGGTGCTTGCCAACTTTGGGTGGAGTCATTCTCACCTTATGTGGGGGTCATCCACTGTGCGTCATGGGTTGCTCAGAGCAAAGGCCTTGTCATTACTTTACGAGCATCCCCGCTGCCCTATCCTGTGGGTCTTGTCACGTCATTACGAGGCGCTTACCCGGGGCACTCCAATCAGGTTTTCAAATGACCTGTACCGCCGCCGCATTGAGATGGACGCGGCCAACAACCTGCAACTCATGCTTTCACTTGACGGACCCAGTACCCAAGCCCGGTGTGATTTTGAATCAACATATGGGGTCACTGTGGCCATGCAGTTTTGTATTGAGGATGACATCAGAAAGTGGGGTCTTGGACCCGTCACTTCGCACGTTATGAACGTGTTCTTCTCCTCACCAGCTCACCATGCGCTGGGGCACTATTTTGACAATTATGTGCTACCCATTCGGCATTGGTGATCATCATCTTCGACCTGGATATGTCGCTAAACTGTCCCGTTGGTCCTTTTAAGACTAGTGGGTTGTGACGTGTGGAATTAGGTCTCCCTTATGAGGGCGACTACCACACTATCTTTCCCATGAAGCATAGGACGCCACCTACGTAAGGTGGGTGGAATGGGCCACTCAACCCTATGGGGTCATCTGGGGTGGATTCCACGGCCCAAAACGGTGGGCGATGCCCTCAATAGTTCCGTGCTAAACAAAATGCCGAGAGACTGCACGGCGCCCAACGCCCAGATGATGTACAGTCCATTGTCCAATGCATCCCATACCGGACATTGTGGTTACTAGGATTCGGACCTGACACAATGCAGAAAGTTGTTAAAGCAGAGAAAGTACTGGACGCTTTGGTAGCCCAGAACACACTGACCAGTGAAGGAAAGGACTGGCTTGTGTGTGCGTTGGACCCTTTCCATGACCTTGACCATCAGCTCGCTGGTTACCCTGACTCAGACAATTCAAAGACAATTGTCTCCTCTTATCAGTATGCAATGGATGTGTCCAAAGATGTTGGGTTAGCCCCAGGTAACTGGGACGCCCATGTGTTCACATTGCCATATGTGGC